GGATGGCGATGACGATACGCCAGATGCTGACGGACTCTATCCTAAATGGGATGGAAAAGCATTATTCAGAAGAAGGGGAGAAGTAACCCCCTCCACCTGGGCGCTGGTCTACCAGCAAGAAGACGTAACAGAAGATTCCATTTTTCCTGCTGAACTTGTTCAGGGTTCTATAAATGGGATGAGGAAGCGCGGTCCTTTGAGACCAGGCGCTGCTGGTCATCCAACACAGGTTGAAGGTTATACTGTTGTGGGATTTGACCCTGCTATGGGTGCTGGACGTGCTGCCTTTGTTGCTATGACATACAACAGGCACGATGGAAAGATTTATGTTTTAGACGTTTTGGATATGTCAGAACCTACACCGCAAAAGATTAGGCAGGCAATTGAGGAGTTTGTTCAAAGGTTTAAGCCACAGGAACTACGCGTTGAAATTAACGCACACCAAAAAGCCTACGCCCTTGACACAGACTTACAACAGTGGTTGGCAATTCACGGTGTTCGCCTCAATGCTCACTTCACTGGCAAAAACAAATGGGACTCCAACTTCGGAGTCGCTGGAATGTCTACCTTGTTCGGAACAACTAACAACGGAAGACATCAAAAAAATAACCTCATTGAAATACCAAGCACTGAAGGCTCTGAGGGTCTAAAGGCATTAGTCCAACAACTAATAACTTGGCGACCTAACACCAGAGGCAAGACTGACTGTGTGATGGCTTTGTGGTTTGGTGTTCTACGCTGTAGAGAATTTATGCAGCAGAACTCTAGTGTGCAAAGGTATGCTCACAATAGGTGGGCAACTAGAGCACAAGCAAGTAAAAGATACACAGTAAATCTTGACGAAATGATTGCCGAGCAATGGCAAGAAACTTACGGATAGGAAATAAAAACTATCAATAGAACAAATCTCAGCACGCGTTGAGAATTTGCGTGAGCGCTCTGCTGAGCGTGATGCACGCCAACAAGACGTGCTTGCTGTCCGTAAAGGTCAGATTGCTACTGTCTACCCAGATTTCTTTCCTGAAGGTGTAGATGCCAATGTCGTTGCAAATTTTATTGATATTGTTGCGAGAGACCTATCTGAAGTTATGGCGCCTCTGCCTGCGGTCAACTGTTCCGCGGCGAATCAGGGTAATGACCGCGCTCGTAAATTTGCTGATACTCGCACCCGTATTGCTGCTAACTATTTTGGTCATTCAGATTTGCAAGTCCAGATGTATACAGGCGCAGACCTATACATCACCTTTGGTTTCGTTCCATTCATAATTGAGTTGGACGAAGAAGCAGGGCTACCGCGTATCCGTATAGAAAACCCAGTGGGCGCTTACCCAGAGTTTGACCGCTATGGACGCTGTATTGCCTTTGCAAAACGTTACTATATGGCAGTAGGAGAACTTGCTTCGCAGTTCCCTGAGTATGCCAATATCTTGCTTGGTAAAGAAATGTACAAAGCAGATATGAACTCACAAATAGAAATCATCCGTTACTATGACGCTGAGCAATCTATTTTGTATGTGCCAGAGCGTAACAACCTAGTATTATCACAAGCCAAGAACCCACTTGGTAAGATGATGGTAATAGTTGCACGCCGTCCATCAGTAGATGGCGAGATGCGTGGACAGTTTGATGACGTACTCGGTATTCAGTTGCTTCGCAACAGGTTCGCATTACTTGCGATGGAAGCAGCGGAGAAGTCCGTGCAAGCACCAATTGTTCTGCCACAAGATGTTAATGAAATTGAAATGGGTGGCGATGCAGTTATCCGTACTGCTAACCCCGCAGGTGTACGCCGTGTAGACCTTAACATTCCACCTGGAGCATTTACTGAACAAGCATTGCTTCAGCAGGAACTAAGAACAGGTACACGTTATCCAGAGGGACGTACTGGAAATATTGATGCCAGCATCATCACGGGACAGGGTGTGCAGGCGCTTATGGGAGGCTTTGACACACAGGTCAAGTCTGCTCAGGCTATCTTTGCTTCAGCACTTAAAGATGTAATCTCTATTTGTTTTGAAGTAGATGAAAGATACTTTAATTTTGAAAAGACTATCCGTGGTATAGATGCTGGCTCTCCTTATGCTATTCAGTATTTGCCAAGCAAAGATATTAAAAAGGATTACACAGCCGATGTTCGTTACGGAATGTTGGCAGGACTTAATCCAGCACAAGGTCTTATCTTTATGTTACAGGCTTTGGGTGGCAAACTTATCTCTAAAGACTTGGCACAACGTGAACTACCGTTCGGTATTAACGTAACACAGGAACAAGAAAAGATTGAAGTAGAAGATTTGCGTGCTGCGCTTATGGCTTCGCTTCAACAGTACACCTTGGCTATTCCACAAATGGCAGTACAAGGTGGTGACCCAACAGATATTATTCGTAAAATTGCTGGGGTTATTAAATCTCGCCAGAGGGGACAGGCGCTTGAAGATGCAATTGAAAATATTTTTGAGCCTGAAGAATTACCTCCTGCTGGTGCTGCCGAACAAATGGTTGAGCAACCGTCCCCTGCTCCCGCGGGTGGCCCAGTAGGAGGCGCTCCTTCCGCTGGTGGCGGTGCATTACAAAGTTTATTATCTAGCCTAAGTGCTGGAGGACAAGCAAGTGCTAGCGCTAGAACCGTAGTACGGAGGTAATAATGCCACCACGTAAAAAGGTTAACAAAAAGGCTAAGCCTGTACCTAAGCGTAGAAGAACTACCAAAGAGCCAGTGCTGGTGAAAATTGATTTTTGGGCTATTGCTGCTAAAGAAGTTTATGATGCTTGTGTTCGTGCAGGATTTGATGAGGGTACTGCAATGGCATTTGCTATGGATAGAAGTTCTTATCCTGATTGGATAGTAGACCCTAAAGACCCAATTAAGAATCCACTGGATGACTTTACTGAGGAGGAGGACGATTAATGGTAAGTGGCGGGTATAGACCTAATGCACCACAAAATAATCCTATGAATATTTCAGCAACTGGTGGTAATGGACAAAGCGGTAGAAATACTCAGCCTGCTCGTTATATTCCAGGTATGCGTAATGAAGGTACTACTAGTAAAGAAGTTTACGAAAACCAGACTCAAGCAAAAATGGCTGGCAATCCTACTGGCGGTATGGTTCGTCAAGAACCAATATCTTTAGATGCTCCAACTGCATTTCCTAATGAGCCTGGTACTGCTGGTATTGACCGTGGTGAAGGTATTAATTCTTTGGCATTTAGAGCAGATTTACCTGTTGTAAAACCAAGCATTGTAAGCACATTACAAAAATTAGTTCAGTTTGACGATTCAGGTGAGATAGAACTTATTCTTCGTTCTAGAATGGACAGTGGTATCGTCTAATGTCAATGCGCTATATTTCACCTGTAGTAGCGGAGGCTAATCCAAACTTATACTCAGCAGCACAGCGGGCTAATTTAAGTCCTTCTGAGCGCAATCAAATTGAGCAGATGAGTTGGGCTATCAAGAAAAACCGTGAATTAAACCGTATGCGGCCTGAAGCCGCACGGCAGGAGTATGACAGCCTAGACCCAGATGTAAAAGAAACACTCAAGTTTTTTTACTCTAATGCTGAATATATGACAGAGCCACCCACTTTTTCTGACAAAGCGGTAGGTGCACTTAAGTTTACTGGCAAAGCATTGGCTAGCCCACTTATTTCTTTATTTAAAGTTGCAGGTGCATATAACCGTGTTATCAATGCGCCGTATCTTGTTACTCGCCAGATTGCTCAAGGCGAAAGTATTTTTGATGCAAAGGTTTGGTCTGATGCTTGGGACGGCAAAGACATCTATGACAATGGTGCATTGGCTGAAGCAATAGATAGTTTTGGTAAAGAAAAGGTTTTTGTTGCTCGTCAATTATTACAGGGACGTAGACCTGGAGAAATTTTAGAAGCCTATGGTGATTTAACCCCTGGGATTGTTAATGCAATGACAGAAGCATTTAATGACCCTGATAGTTTTAAGCAAGTAATGGATGCTACCAAGTATGCTCAAGTATCTCCTGGTCGTGATATTGCTCGTATTTTAGATAACAAGCCACCAAAAAATGGTGGACCTGCTGGTGATTATATTGATGGTACCACCAAGAATGTATCTGGTGCTATTGACTTTATGTATCAGATTATGATTGACCCACTTACTTGGATTACTGGTGGTACATCTAAAGCAATTACCCGTGGTACTCAGTTAGCGGAAATGGCTACTAAGGCTATGAACGCTGGAGATAGTTCAGCAGTTGCTGTGTCTAGAGTATTCCAAGATGCTGGAGTTCGTAAACTTTGGGATGAACAACTAGGTAAAGACCTAGAGCGTTTAGCAAATGCTAATAATGCTGCTGAGCGGGCTAATATCCGTAAGTACATTGGTCGCCGTTATACTGGCTACAACAATGATGAAGCAATTGATTTCTTTGTCCGTAATAAAATGTTTAATGCCGAAAAGGCTGAAGAAATATTTAGTGATGCGTCAAACACAATGCTTCTTTTGTCAGGCAGGCTTGATGGTATTTCCTTTAAGCGCAATGGCGTAGCAACGGCTCGTAACCAACGCCGTCTTACCTATGGCTTAAATAAAGTTTTAGATGACGTTTTTAATGCTACTACCGACTCTAGGTTTGGTCTACGCAAAACTACAGATGAGTTAAACGCCAAGGGCGAGGAAGTATTTAAAGTCCTATCTAGTGCTGGTGAAGAAATAGATAAGGCTATAAACCCAGCAATTACACAATTGCTTGATGTTGATAAAGACGTTTCTTTATTTCGCAAGAGTCTGTTGAAGATTGGTAAAGCAGCAGCCCGTAATCCAGGCGGTCAGTTTATTCTTATTGGCGACAATGCTATTAAGACTGCAGATACATTCCGTCAGGTAGCACGTCAAGTACTTAGCCGTGACCTTGCAGAGTTTACAACACAGAAGTTTTTATCATCCAGTGAGGATGAGCAGGTAGTTATTATCCGTAATCTTTACGGGGCTATTATGATGCGTTCTGGATTGCACGGCAATCCTGGCGGTCAAGACTTTATGAAAGAAATTTTGTCTAAGACCCTTAATGAACGTGCTGGCTTTACCACTACTACTAAGACTGCTATTTCTGAAGAAGTGGCTACATTGCTTAGCCCATACACTACTCGTATTGAAAATGGTCAGGCGCAACTATTGCGCTCTGGTGCTATTCAGCCATCACAGTTAGCAAGTGCTATTGCACCATTACCATATGAAGAAATTGCTTCTGTTGCTTATGCTGTAAAGTCTAAGCAGGATTTAATTTATGCTATTGGCGGTGCTACACAGAATCGTTTGGCTCGTAACTTTGTAGATTTCTGGTCGGTATTTACATTGTTCCCAAGACTAGGTATACGTTCAGCCATTGATGAAGGCTTTATGTATGCCCTTACCGCCCCAGGAAAAGACTTACTTGATTTTGCAAGAGGCGTAGGACGTAAGTTTGGTCGTGCTACAACTGCTTATACTGGCTCTCAAGATGCTTCTCCTATTTTTACTGACAAGTTCCGTAAACTTTTTGGTCGTAAAGTACCTTTTAGTGAGATTCCATTGGCAGAGCGCAATGCAATTATTAATGCCAAGATGGTAGAACTAAACGAACTAAACCAGTTGGCTGATGATTTGGCTATTACTCCATCAGAAATTAGCCACATTACTATTAATAAAGAAGTTGCTGACCGTGCTTCTGTATTTCTTAAGCGTTTTGATGCCGATGACAAAGCCTATTGGGCAGAATTAATGATTCATCACCCAGATTCACTGGGTGCTATGGCATCTTCTGTTGCTGCTAAAACTGTTAGCGGTAAATTAGATGAGCCTTTTACTACTCAACAAATAAATGTATCTGAACTTACTCGTGCTTTAAGCACTACTACAGAAAAATTACGTGCAGCAGGTAAGTTAAGTGAAAAAGAGTCGCTTAAGTTTGGCGACTGGAAAAGAATTGAAGTAGAAGAACTTGCCAAGGCTGACCCTGTCTACCTTACAGCAGCACATTATGACAACTGGTATATCCGTTTTGCGGTACCACGCCAGCACGGCGCTCTTAAACTAGAAGGTAGTTACAGAGTTGCCCCTGCAACAGCGTTTTTCCAGAACAATGCTCTTAAGACTACCAAGGATTTAGAACGTGCAGTTGGCGAAATTATGCAAAGCGTTGGCATTGAGTTTGTCGGTGATGCTTATCGCATTAGACGCGCTTGGACTGGTGGTAATGACAAGGTAGCAGAGGCATCTGTAAAGAAGTTTTTGTCATACTTTGGCGATACAGTTACATATAGACAGCAAGGACTATCCGATGAGGAGATTGTCCGTATTTATGCTGAAGGTATGTTGCTGGATATGCGTAATACTTTCCACGGCACTGCAGATTTTAGTCGTTATAACCAAGGTTTGTATGATTCTATCCGTGATAGATACGACAATCTTGCTATGCGTACAGAAGAACGCGGCAATCTTAAGGGTGGAGTTACTCCAACCTATCTAGAGGCTAGCAACCTGTGGCAAAAAGCAGCCGCATCTTTGGATATAGATAAGTTTGATGACCTAACTAAAGACTTTAAATTAGATGGGTTTATTAATACTCGTATTGACTTCCAAGAGTTTACTGACTTACCTAGCATTTTCCGCACTTACGGTGACAAGATGATGGAGTTGATGGATAGACAATTAACTTCTATTCTGCGTCAGCCAATTGTAGGTGTTACATACTTAAAGTATCGTAATATGTATGCTGGATTACAACGTGAATGGGTAGAGCAGTTTGTTAGAAATGAACAGTTGGCTAATCCAGAAAAATACGCAGATAAAATTGCTAGAGAAATCCTAGAGCGCAGAGCAAAGGTACTAGGTCAGAAGCGTTTTGCTGAAATAGCAATGAATGAAGCCGTTGACCAGGTATTAAAGTATGCAGATAACCCATCTATCCGAAGCAACTTTGCTTTATCGGTACGTACTGTAGGTCGTTTCTATCGTGCTACTGAGGATTTCTATCGCCGTGTGTATCGCTTAAAAGATGTTACACCACAGATGCTTTACCGTATGCGCTTAGCGCACGTAGGGTTAAATGCTAGCGGTGATATTTATGAAGATGCAGAAGGCTCTAAGTATTTGATGATGCCTATGGATAATGTTATCTTTAAGGCTACAGATACTACCCTTCGGGCACTAACAGGGCAGACTGACTCCCTTTACAGGCAACCTTTGTTTAATGACTTTACCTTAAAGTTAGAATTTGCTAACCCGTCTTTCTCACCAGAAGCAGGTGTACCTTCCTTTAGCGGTCCTATTGCTGCTCTGGGTGTTATAGGTATAAAAAATATACTAGGCAACTTTGATAACCCGTTAGTTCAAAAGACTGCGGAGAATATTGACAACTTTGCTTTGGGTGATATTGGAGATAACGTAACTATCCGTAGGGCTATCCTGCCTAACACATTGGCTAAGTTATGGACAATGCTAGACCCAGGCGAAAAAGACCGTCAGGAAGTTACCGCAGCACAGCAAGCAGTTGCTTATAATGCTGCCAATGGCATCTATCTAAATCCTAATGCTTCCAATCAAGAAAAAGCACAGTACTTAAAGAACATTCGTATTACTGCACATAACATTTTGTTTATGCGTTCTTTGCTTGGCTTAATTTCTCCTATAGCGCCTAGCGTGCAGGAAAGCCAGGGAGTTCCTGATTATCTGTTGGATGTAGGTATAACAGGTCTACGCCCAGAGTTCTTTGACATACTTGAGTCTATTCAGAAGAAGTATGGTGATGACGTACAAGACCCATATGAGATGGCTCTTAATATCTTTACTGGACAAAACCCAGGTAAGATTGTTTATACAGTATCACGTAATGAAAACCAGACTAAAGTTTTAATTAAGTCAACAAATGAAATGAAAAATTGGGCTCTTGAAAACCGTAAGTTAATTAAAACATATGGAGAAGCAGCCTATATATTTGCACCTAGAACAGGTGAGTTTAATGCTTCAGCCTATAACTGGTTGCAGGCTAACGACTTGGTAAAAGACAAAACCTTAGAGCAGTACTTTGATGATGTTCAAGTTGCTGAAGATAAGCAGCGTTATTATGACGTTGCTGATTGGGAACGTAACAATATGAATACGTCAGGTAGCGTATCTCAGCGTCAGTATATTGCTGCTACTGCAACAGCAGCCCGTGAGGGATTGTTAAATTCTAACCCATTATTGTTAGCAGCCGTTACAGGTGGTGGCAATGAGATTGCCAGCGAAAGAACAATGATGGAGACTGTCCGTGAAATGATTGCTGACCCAACTGCACCTATAGATTCAGCAACAAGAACCCGTATGCAGACAGCCCTTCAGGCAATGGATGACTTTATTAGTTTTGCAGAAAGCCCAGATGTTAGAGCGTTATACAACGCCTCTACTCTAAAGAGAGAATATCGTGACAATGTTAGAAATATAATCTCTGATTTGGGTTCAGGTGACTTTGCTGTTCGTGAAGCCAGCCGTGCAATATTTAACTCAATCCTTTCTTACTACTCACGTGACTCATTTAAGGCGGTACCATAATGGCAGAAAAAAAGAATATACCAGCGCCTTCTAGACAGGTACAAGAAACCCTTAGCAAGATGGGACCTGCTAACCATATTCTTATCTTTGATACAAAAGAAGAAAAATGGCGTGTTGTAAAGCGTGGTACTGGTGCTGCAGGCCCAAGGGATGTTACTTATGACCAATATTCAGGTGGTCAAACAACCTATGAATATGTAAGACCTACTACTGGCGGAACGCCAGAAGGCTATAAAGGTAGTGTTACAGACCGAGTAAGCACAGAAAACGCTATTAGTTCAGCCACTATTACTTTTGATGCTAGTGGCCCGATAGTAACTTTTACAGTTCCTAATGAGGCTGACACTCAAGGTGAGCCAGTTACTTATAGTTCTTACCTTTATGTAGATGACAAAGGTGGAGTATCCCTTAGCCCAGATGATGCAAAGGCTGGTATTAAAACTAGCAAGCAGTTTACTTTTGATAAGACTGATGCTGCCCGTGATAAGCATTTAGCAGACTTATATAAAATATATGGCGGTAAGCAAGCCATTGTTGATAGGTTATATAACTCTGGTTATTTAACAACTAATAAGAATGTTCCTACAGATGCAATGCTTTCAGCATTGGACCAGGCTGCTGCACAATATACAGTAGACCAAGTAGAAGCCTACAAGTCTGGACAGATTAAAGAGTTTACTACTCTTAATGAGTGGCTTAAACTACAAAAGGGTGGGGCTGATAGTAAGGCTGGTACTAGGTCTTATACAGATGCAACTATATTTAGTGACCTTGATGCCCGTGCTGTGATAGATGATATAACCTTAAATCTTTTGCAACGCAAACCAAGTGAAGAAGAATACGCAAGACTAGTTCCTTTGATTCAGCGTAAGCAAAAGAAAAATCCAGCAGTAATAAGCACAACCACAGATGCCGAAGGCAACACAGTCGCCAGACAAACTAAGACTGGGTTTAATGAACAGCAGTTTTTAATTGAACGGCTATCAGAAAAAGATGAGGCTAAAGCAAATATGATTATGGGATTTTATGATGCCTTCAAGCAGGCGATAGGAGTTAGATAATGGCTGGCCCTATTGGTATAACCCAAATTGAAGGTGGCGATGAACCCACCGCAAATATGCCATATGAAGAAATTATCAAATTACTTGAGACAGAGTATGGCGATATTGATGACATTTTTGCTACTAATCCAGAACTTCAGAAATTACTTGAAAGTGCTTTTAGTGAAAAATGGACAGCCCAAAGATTTTATAATGCTGTAACCACAACAAATTGGTTTAAGCAAAATGCTGAAAAACTACAACAGCGTGGTTATTACAAGCGTATTTACCAAGACCTTATTAAGGGTATTGCAGAAGATGACCCAGACCGCAAGGAAAAAATCAGAGCGGCTGCTGGTAATACTGAATATTTTCGTGGTCTAGATTCTTTTGAGGCTAGATTAGAAACACTTCTTACTGAAAGAGGTATTTCTTATACCCCAGAACAACTTAGTTTGTGGGCTGAAGAAATTTATTCTAATGCAAATGAAGCCGATAATAACTTTATCAATCGGTTTCTCAACCGAAAAATTTTGTTTAGCACACAGCAAAGACCTGCTGGTGCAGCGGCTGATAACTTATCCATATTGCGTTCCTATGCACAGGATATGGGTATGAATCTAGAGCGTGACTACGCTTCATCTTTAACAGATTGGTTGCAGAGATTAGACCGTGGTGAGTCTGTTCAGACCTTTAAGGATATTATTCGTGACCAAGTAGCCTCTACATCTGGTGAGTACATTGGCAAAATGATAGAGCGTGGTTTAACGCTAAAAGAAATCTATCAACCTTATAAGCAGTTAATGGCTTCTACCCTTGAAATTAGTCCAGATGAAATTGACCTTAATGACCAATTTCTTCGTAGTGCTATCACCCCAGAAGGTCAAATAAATCTTTATGATTGGAAAAAAAGATTACGGCAAGATGACCGTTGGCAGTACACACAAGCAGCAAGAGATGATGTATACGGCAAAATATATAAAGTCCTTAAAGACTTTGGATTTACGGGGTAATAATGGCTAAAGAAACTAGAGAAGAACGCCGTGCTCGTATTGAACAAGAAGTAGCCGAACGTTCTGCTGCTCGTAGAGAACAATACTTTGAAAAACAAGCGGCTTCTAAAGCAGCCGCTGAAGCAAATTTAGCGCCATTACCAGAGCCTGATGTATATACATATGATTATGCTTGGAGACAAGGTGTTGGCACTCCAGAGGGTGAGTACAGATTAACAAAAACTATTAACCCAACTTATGACCCTAGCACTAATACTATTGTAGACCCTGCAACTGGTGAAAGAAGACCAGTTGTTATGTCAAAGTATGGTGGGCCTAGTTCTGGTGGAACTGGTGCTGGCGGTACTGGCGGTGGAGGTTCTGGTGGTTCAGGTGGTGGCGGAACAGGCGGTGGCGGAAGTGGTGGTTCTGGCACTGGTGGCGGTGGCAGCACTACATCTAGCACTACAGATGCTTATACTGCATTTTTAACTGCTGAAAAAGCAGCCGCTGATAAATTACGCCGTCAATCTGCATTTGATATTTTAAAGGCAGAGTTTACTAAATATGGTTTAGGTGATTTAGTAGATGACTTTAAGAAACTTATTTTTGCTGATGCTTCTCCAGAAGAAGTAGTTCTTAAGATTCGTGGAACTGAAGCCTATCAAAAGCGTTTTGCTGGTAACAAAATGCGTCTTGATGCTGGCTTAAATGTTTATGATGAGGCTACATATATTGATTTAGAAAATGCTTTTGAAGAAGCATTTACTGCATATGGTGTACTTGAGTCAGCAGGCGATACTGTTGAAAAGCGTCGTGCTATGTATTCTACTTTTATTGGTGGAACTATTTCTCCCAATGAAGTAAAGGGCAGGATTCAGTTAGCAACTGTAGCCGCTAATGAGGATGCAATCACAAAGGCTACATTAAAAGAACTTTATCCTATGATTAGTGATAGCGATGTAGTTTCTTACTTCCTTAATCCTAAAGAAACTTTGCCAAAACTTGAGACTAAAGTACGTGCTGCTCAGATTGGTGCAGCCGCTGTTCGTCAGGGCTTGGTTACTAATGTTAATACTGCTGAAGAACTTGCTGCTATGGGTATTACAGAGCAACGTGCTGAAGAAGTCTATTCTGCTTATGCAAGTATGAAGCCAAGACTTGATTTGCTTTCTAGCCTTGAACAGGATGCTTCCCTTGCGGTAGACCAGACAGTAGCAGAAGATGCTTTCTTAAGAGGTTTAGCCTCAGAACAACGCAAGATAGAACAGTTGCGACAAAAAGAATTATCTAGATTTACAGGTAGTTCTGGAGCAGCAAGAAATGTTTCGCTAAGTAGAGGAACTGGCGGACAGATATAGATTCCCGACGTGGACCCATCGGCCCCACGCGGTGTATTAGACCGATAGTAAGAGCCAGCCTACTCTCCCCTAGGTAGAACTGTGGCTTACGAACTAACTACAAATAGAAAGGGTGGTTGCTATGAGCAACAACTACTGGGATGACGAAGAAGACGAAGACAATGTACCTGACCATCAATTGACTGG